TCCTATAGCAACATTGTTACTACCATCTTCAACGACAATCTTACTTGCAGGAACGGTTATGAATACTTCTTTAGTGCCTACACCAAGATCTACTTTATTCCCACTATTTGAACTAGCAAAGATAGTACCTCGTGCTAACGTGTTAGAGGAATATGTACCAAGCCCGACTTCAAACGCATTATTAGTGTTATCTACAATCGCATAGTAGGTAGTATCTGAATTAGATAAATTAGCAGAAAATCTTTCAAAGTTGGTTACCGCAGCGGCTAGGGTAAGTGTCCCTGTTCCTGTGGTTACAGTCGATTCTTTTACTCTATCTTCTATTTTAAATGCCATTATGCTATCCTTATCAACGCATTACTTGCGTCATTAGTAGGAAAGTTTATCTGAAACGTACCACTTGATGCGGATTTATCCGCCCCAAAATCCAGAACACATACTGCTTTATCACTGTTTGTATCATTATATATCAACGCCCCTCTTGCGGTTAAGGTAACCCCAGAAAATACCAGAGTGCTAAACTGCGTTGTGGCTGTTGAAGTGGATTTTAATGAAGGTGCGACGTTAGTTAATGCGCCACCTCCTGCTGTGTAACCACTAGAAGACACTTCATTAGAAGCCGAGCTGCTGTAAGCTGTGACTGTAGCATCCATAGTACTACTGCTTCCTCCTAGATTATCGTTGCCTGCCTGAGAGTTCGTATACATGGCAAGCTTAAAAGTATTTCCACTACCTGTAAAATTATGCACACCTTCTAGTAACTCTTGTTTGAATGAATTACATAATGCGTTGCCTGAAAAAGCCATTATATTCTCCTTATGTGTTCTGCAAGCTTGTCGTGTCCTGCGTCTTTTATTGCATTATATATTGTCACCCTATCATGCTGTATAGCTTGCTTCATATATTCTAGTATAACACGTTCTAGATGACCACGGAATGCTTGCGCCTGATCTCTTATAGCAGGTGGCGCTGTATCACTTACAGCTATTATCTTATCTAAACATAACGCTGTTACCTCTTCAGGAGTTAAACCTCTATTATCAGTGGTTATTACATCTACACTAAAATTCTCACCCATTTGTATTGCGTTTGTTAACATTAACTAGCCTCTACCTTATACGTTCCAGATCTGTAGTTATCTGTAACATTTCTACCCTCATATGCGTTTTTAAGCAACGTAATTGATTGTAAGTACAGTTTCTCGTAGTTCTGTATAACATCTGGTTCTTGTTTTTGAAACCGTACAGCCTCTATCAATGCCCCGTTTAACAGGGCTGAATCAAAGTCGTCACCCAAGAATGTGGTAGTCGCGGTGACTATAGATGTTGGATAGTGACCATAATAAAGCTCCACGTTGTATGCGGCATCGGGTGTAGGTCCTAATATGAAGAAACCATCTGACCACTGTGAATAGTGCTTTGGTGTACCTGTTGTAGAAGGGTTTGGATACGCTTCACGCATAAAATTAACATCCTTATATAACAAATAAGAATATGAGTTACCTGCTGTCGTATATATAGCCATACTGTAAGGATATAAGAAATCTGTGGGTAAAGCTAAATACTTGTTACTAGACGTGGTTGCAGCTGAAACATTTTTACGTAAAGCGGGGATCTGGACAGTGTTGTATATCTTCTGTTCAGCCTGCTGTATAAACATGTTTACCTGTGCATCTGTAAACGTCGTTTCACATATGTCAGCTATGTTTGTTTTTAACTCTGTATAATTCATGTTGTCACCGTTACTGATCCCACACCACTAAGCATTTTTAGACTACTACTTTTGCTTAGTCCATAGTTGTTCCGCCCATCACCTACAGGGTTCCAACCCCACGCATAATTTCTACTCTGCTCATACCCTACAAAATCAGGACGTGGGTCACGTATTGCCTGGGGGTCTCGTACAGGAAACATACCTTGTTTATTCTGTGGGTGGTCGGGACTAAAACATTGTGGGCATGCCTTAATATTAGTATTTCTACCTCTAGTGATTATGTTGCGTAACTCACGTAGCTTAAAACGAAATCCACAAATGTCACATTCGGCTATCGCTCTTTTGATAGATGCAAATGCTACAGTCACTAGATCCTCCCTACTCGTGGTACAAACCGTTCAGACACTTTCTCCCTGTCTTCACCAGCTGCAAGGTTATACTGCTCATCATAATCAGCTTTCAACATCTGTAATCTGCCCGATAGTTCAGGTGTCTTCATAGCTATGTTATACGCCAACCCTGCTACCAGACAAGGTAAAAATCTAAAGTTCATATCCGCTGTTTCTATACCATTACCTGCGTCTTCCATACGTCGTAGTCGCCAATATACAAAACTGTAAGACTTATCAGGCACAGGCCATAGGTTTATTCGCGGTGCATCACGTAGTCGTTCAACCCATACTTGGATGGGCCTACCACGTATTAACTTGTTAGGGATAGTAGCGAAGGTACTCACACCAATACGACTTATGGTGAGATCAGATTGTGTAGATCCTCCGTCACCATACTGACCCCCAGATCCACTATCTCCTGTTCGTATAACTTGATCCAGTAGGTCAATAGTATCTGCGGGAAGTGTGTATTGTGCTGTACCTGCTGTAACAGCTTGTGTTGCGCTGTCTATTGTCCAGAGGTTCAAACCTCTGTTTTGCCATTCTATAGTCAGTAAGTTCATAGATCTACGAGCAGTTCTTAGATCATATCCAGAACGCATCTCACGACCCGCACGTTCCCACGCTTCTTCAGCGATCTCTGTGAAGTCCATGTTAAATGCTGTAGTTCCTGAAGTAGTCATAGTTAATCCTTACTAGGTGTGTGTAGTACGTGTGCAAAGTAATCATCTACCTCTTTTAACAAGTCTCCTTTTGACTTACGTCTGTCTAGCTCTACACCATGTTCACGCATCATGGCTTCTAGTTCTAACTTTGTCATAGACTTGTAATCAGGAGAATCATCAGATACTGTCGTACCTCCCATAGACTTTAGTCTCTCTTCGGCTTCTTCTTTTGTCATCGGATCAAACACAACAATGGTGTGTGTTCCATCGCTATTTTTTTCTGCTAATTGGTACACAGGTTCTCCTGTTGCAAATGCACCATTCTGTATAAGTTCCATACTGCCTCCTAAATATATTGTGTCTTCTTTCTTCTGTTTGCCATTATAGCACCGCAGCCTCGCGCGACACTTCGTTTACGTCGAGCAAGTCCACCACCTTTTAGTTTGATAGTTTCATCTTTACCTTTGCCTGTTTTAGCTTTGTTAGGATCATACCCATTTTGTCTAAAAAATTGTTGTAGGCTCATAATATCTTGAGCTGGTCCTTCAAAGTATTTTTCTCTTAGTTTTTTCTCTTCTTCATCCATACCTTCTTCTCCTTGCAAGTCCGCCTGTTCGTAATTTTACTGTAGCAGGTTTGGTGTTTTTTACCACAGTTTTACCTTTTGAGCCTTCACGCTTCTTTTTCTTGGCTGTGGTAGCTCGTTGAGACTGACTAAGGCTATTAGCTTTACTACGTGGTAGACACCTATCAGGGTTCTTCTTATCCTTAGATGTACCACACTTACCTTTTATTTTACCATCAGTGCCGATACGAACCCAGTCCTGTTTTACCCAATCTTTTAAAGCGCCCATTACTTCTTCTTTCTTTTACTACCTTTAGCATAGCTTGGATCTTTACAATATTTAGATGCTGCCATATTAGCGTAGGCGCTTGGGTACGTATCAAATGTACGTTTAGCCCAAGCTTTACCTGATGGGCATATCTTGCCCCCTTTTTTATAATATCTACGCATCATGGCTTTATCTCATCTTCGCTGGTCTTACACCTTTTTGTGCTATACCTGCGCCTCTTACCTTGGCTTTAGTCTTCTTCTTACCGCCTTTAGCACCACCTTTGACCATCTTACCTTTAGCCATCATCTTCTTGGTCATGCCTCCGCCAGCCATTTTTTTGATAGCTCCACCTTTGGCATTGCCTTGAGGTTTACTTTTAGCAGCATCCTTCATAGATTCTGTCTTATCGCCATCTTTATCAATATCTAAGAAGTCAGGCTTTGCTGCACCGACTGTCTTGCCCATAGCATAACCTTTTTTAGTCTTACCGCCAGCCATCATTTTCTTGACCATCTTACCGTTAGCCATCATCTTTTTCTTCTTAATCATCTTCTTGCTCCTCGTATAAATTATTAAAAACACGTTTGGTGTCTAGCACGTATTCGTGGTTCTGTTTAGAATGAAAAGTATGTTGATTCGGTCTGAAATCTGGTGCGCCTTCGCCCACCTCAAACCACGCAGGGTGCGTAACCCGAACCCGATTGTTAGGTAACGCTACTATGTTACCTGTATACTCTCCTGCATCTAACAGTTCAAGAACATGACTCTGTTTGTGTTGGGCAGGATCGTCCGCTACTTCACTGTTTGTATAGTCCACAGTAAAATAGTATTTTGCAGGGTAGAACTCTCCGTCTACCTTGGCTATCCAAGGAGCAGGTGTAGCTCTATTCAATACGTAAACTGAATGATCGTGAGACATACAATCCCACGGTTGTGCTATATACGGTGGCATCTCTGTGGGCCACTCTTCGTAACTGGTATCAGCAACCAACGCTGTTATAGGCATTCTAGCCCACATGGCTCCACCATGTACGTTTGGCTCATCCGTGTCGTCAGTCTCGCACCCAGTAAATATTACTTGGAAACTTAGACTTCGGTTTGGCATTGTTGTTACAGCTATAACCATTACGTGTAAAAATTCTCCTTGATACTCTATAAAATTCTTCGTGTACTCTCGTCTTACCCATGCTTTAAAATACGGTACATTACTTTGTAAATACGCCATCTTTCTTTTTTCTCTCTTTCTCTGCCTTTTTCTTCCTCTTCTGGGAAAGCTTAGACATTTTGTTTGGTGGGTTTTTGATCTGCTTACCCATTTGTGCGCGACTGATCGTCATCTCATCTTACACTTTCTAACGCCTTTTCTGGCGATACCTACCCCACGAATCTTTTTTGCGGGTTTCTTTTTTACTTTCTTCCCTTCACTGTAAGAATTTGCACCTTTGTATAGAAGACGCGGCTGATCGTATCCAGTTGGTTCCCCCATTTTTATTATTGGATCTACAAACTCTAAATTTTTTTCTAAGTTACGTCTTCTCGCTAACTCTTCTCGTCTACTTCTTTCATCCTCTATCATCCCTATGGGTGTAGCACTTGCTCGTGTATTTCCGTAACCTTCCTTGTATATCTTACCTAGCTCATACAACTCTTTATTTTTCATATCTCCAAACACATCATCTCTTTTAGCCAGTGGAGATTTCATTCCGAGCATAGCTTTCGTACGCTCAAGCAGCTTTTGAGAGTAGGGTCGGTCAGAAGCTGTCACCATTTTAGATTTTCTATCTTTACTTCGCTTACGAACCTCATCCATCTTTTTTTTAGTTTTATCATACTTGGCTTGCCTAGAACCGCCAATCTTATTATATTTGTCATTACTCATTTAACATCTCCCCTAACCGTTCCTACTAAATTTAGTCCCCTGTGTAGCTACGCCACCTCCACGAGAGAACTTAACCTTACCACCTGCTTTTTTAGCTTCATAGGGCTGTGTTACCTTATCTTTTTTATCAAACATACCTGTTTTAGCAAGTGACGATCCCACCAAAGCCGCAAGTGGACTATCTCCTGGTTTGTTTCTATAGTCGGAAAACTTTCTAGGACGTTTATTCGGATCTGCACGTGTCACCCTAGCTTCTTTGGATATTGGTGGGGTTGGCGTAGTCTTCGCTGCTAACGCTCCAAGATCTCCTGTATTAGGAACTTTCTTTTTCTTTTTTTCTTTCATCTAACATCTCCATCTTCTTCTTGCTTGTCTTAACCGACTATTCGGATCTTTTGCTGCTTTCGGAAACTTCTTCATCTGACCTGCACTTCTAGCGCAATATGACTTTCTTCTAGACGCTCGCTTGCCTGTAGGCTTCTTTTCCGTCACAGCCGTCTTCAACTTAGATCCAGGATTTTGCCGTCTGTATTTAGCAACACCCTTTGCCGTCATGCCCGCACCAGACTTAGTGGGGCGTTTATCCCCACTTTTTATGGACATACCTTTCATGCCCTTGTCTTTGCGAACCTTACCGCCTCTTTTGTAGTCGTTACGCATGAAAGAACGTTATCATATCAGCAACGTCCACCGTGTACTTAACAGTCATACCATTCTCAAATAGAATACCCTCTGAAGGTATTGTCCTATCAATAACGGTGTTAGCTGTACCTATAGTCCTAGATTTAAATAACGTCGTACCACTCTCAGGGGTTCCGTTTATATATTCTACGTCCCCTGCAGTACCACCAGAAGTTATTGAAAATCCTTTTAATCGCACACGATTACTACCCTGAATAGCTTGGGCGCATAACGTACCTGAACCTACTTTTATGTTTGCTGCATACTGAGCAGAACACTCCACGGCAGTTACAGTTAGAAACAACTTAGTCCCTGCTACTGTCTCTGCTGATCCTGTAGACGTGATAACTTCTGTCATAGCGTCACCAAACACATCCGTACCTGTTATGGTAGAAGTCTTCGCGTTGTCGCCTGTTCCAGTCGTTGTAACCGTTACATTCCTAGCAGTTCCATTAGCATGAGTGGTTTGCGCCATAGTCGCTGACGTATTAGGTCTAGCCGCAGTGACTAAACGATCATCGTCTGCAGCGTTCTCATCGCTTACTGTTAATGCTCTTACATCAGACAGTCCCATTGTACCCTCCTAGATTAACCGTTAGCGTAGTCGAAAGCTGCTCCATGTATCTTAATCATAATTTTACCTGCTGTGTACGCTGCTTCCGTAGCATCACCTGAAGTTAAATAAAGATACTTTTT